ATCGCAACTCTTAATACCAATAACTTGTAATCATATGTAAAGCATAACTTCATTGTTATAAGATCTTAAGATTAGCTCAGTGAGATTTTTATCTATGGTTTCTGGAAGTTGATTTAAGACTGTGCGAAAACGACTACGGTTTCAGCCTTTGTATATGTACTAAAATTATTTCCCGCTCTTTCATATTTATAATATTATATTAATGAATATTAAAGGCATATTATACGTTTAATTGGTTGTAGAGTTAATAACCAACGTTACAGGATTGTAAATTGTCTTAAACATGCTATAAGACACGATTATATTGTACAATTGTGTGTTCACGTCCTGCACATTAATTTATAATCGAAATCTATTAAGTTAGCTAGTATAGTAATATACTATAAAAAGTACATATCAATATGAACACTATTTTTAGAAGAAATTTTTCCTCTGAAGTAGATCGTAGTACATTCACACCGGATGTTTCTAGAGTTATTGAAATCGATCCTAGAAAAATAGAATCCTTGAAACAAATTGTTTCATCCAACGAATATCTTGATGCGAAGGATAAACATTTGAGAAGATGTTGGGATGAAAAATTCCCTAAAATGAAAGGGTTCGAAGTTGGACAGATCGAAAAAATCTGTAACAAAGGTAGAAGATTCGCTGAATGGCGTACAGAAGTTCTTGCGGAATATGCAATTACTGCTAATATACCGTATTGGGCGCAAGATGAAATGACTAAAGAAAAGATTCAAGAAATCCAAGAGAGTTCTAGAAAACTTGGTCAAATTAATCGTACACATGCAGAAAGAAGTTCTCGTTTGTCAAAATTCAAAACTCTAAAACAAACGATTATTGATAAAACTCGAGAGTTTGAACTTGGGAAAGAATTAAACACTACTGAAAAGATAATTAACTGGTTTCCATTCACCGAATTACCAGCTAAGTATTTAGTAGCTAGTGTGAATTTCCAAGCGATTGATGAAACTAAATCTGATGAAGTGAAAGCTTCTGAAGGCCATAACTACGTATCACCACAGGTTTATGATACATATTTGCTCAATATGTTTAAATCTGAGTTTTACGAAGCTTGTGTTAAATGCAATACTCCTGTTAAAGAGTGGTTGGCAACACAAGAAGTGGATTTTGTCATTCCGGATCAGACCTCGGGCGAAGATCATTCATCCGGTATTGTAATGTGGGAAAAAAGCGAGAGCTTAGTTTAAGTAGGTGGTTTCCGAGCTTGTCCTACTTTTCCTACTTTTCAACTGTACAAGGTTGTAAATTTATTAGGGGTAGTATGCGTGGTTTAGATTTGGTTGATCGGATTTACAGAAGCATCAAGTCTGACACGTATAAGTCTTTTAAGTTTCGTCTTAGAAAGATTAAGTATTATAATGAATATAATTTCTTTAATCGTTATGGTATTCCAACTTTTATACAAAGAAGGATGAAATTTGATGAGAATCATCCTTTACCTTCTAATACGAAGGAATGTCAATATGTTGGATGTATTCCTGATTATGTTGGTGTAGCAAAACCTAGGAAGACACCTCCAAACGCCACCTTTTTGAAATGGATTGCTAAAACAGGTAAGAAATACTTAAGTTTTGACGAACTAAAGTATATTAATACCAATAGACAAGTTTGGTCTGGAACACTACCAACTTATGAGTATGTATTGCGTGAATTCACTACTCCACATAATTGTAAAATTACTACTGAAGAATTCTTAAATGTTTTAGAAGAAGAAGATTACCCTTGGATCCAGTTACCAAAAATGGAGTTTCCTACTATTGATGATCTAGATAATGTTCTAATTAATCCTGATGCACATCCAGGACATTATACTAGCTTATTATTTGGCTCTAGTAGGAGACGTACTATCCCGTTTTCATTAGAAGCTGCCAAAGCTATTTTCAGTAAACTTGAAAAGAAAGTATGGAAGTGGCAAGGCCTATGGAAATTAGCTGGTCGTTCTAAGGATGTTAAGTTACCTTATGATGATTTTCGAAGGATTTCTACTCGAGCTATTTGGGTACCTGAAGAAGCTCTTGTATTATTGGCTGGTATTATAGTTCAACCGGTTACACAGGCTTTAAAGTACTCGGGTTTGAATTGTCTTTTTCTCGGTAAAGACTTTTCAAAGCGAGATCTTGAGCCTATGTTCCATAATGTTCGTAATTTCGATCTTTCTTTCAAAGTAGATTGGACATTATGGGATTCTTCTGTCCCTAATTCTGCTATTCAGGCTGCATTTCAATTGGTTCGTAATATGTATCCTGATG